CCAGACATGGTCGCCGTTCCACCCGAAACGGTCACGGTATTTACCGGAGTCAGTGGCGCCGGAATAGCAAGGTCATCACTCTTGATCAAGAACGACCATTGATGAGACGACGCTTCTCCCGGAAGCGGAGGAGGGTAGTAGAACTGCCTTAGCCCTCTTCGGATGATGCTTGTAACGTCACCCTGAAACGCCGAGTTGAGCGATCCCCATGCGGTGGTTCGACCATAGCCCATGAATCTCTGGACTTCCGATCGCAGGTCTGCAAGGGTGATCGTCAGTGGCATTGGTTTACCCAGTGCTTATGGTACGAATCTTGGGCTGGCACCCGATTGATAATGCCACCCCATCTCGCAGTCCTCCCCGGGATTCAGGAGGATCTGAAAACAATCATCATCGCAATGCCACACCTGATCCGGCGCGACCGCGACGATGGTGCGGACGATGTTGTCTGCCTCTTGGATGAGTGCGTACCGTTCCATGTCAGGGCTCCCAAAGGAGAAGGCAGTATCCCGCGCCACCCGCGCCGCCTGCGCCTGACGAATAGGTGCCCGGGCTTGCGCTCATGATGATCCCGCCGCCGCCACCCCCGCCGCCACCACGGATGCCTGCGCCTCCGTTGTAGGCGTTGATTGCCTGAGCCACGGTCGCGGAGTATCCACCGCCGCCGCCGCAACCACCGAAAACGACATCCGATAGCGTGGCATCACGCCCCGCTCCGGTGCCACCATCCGTTCCAAGATACGGCTCGTAGTAGAAGAACCCGGTTCCGCCTGCACCGCCTGCTGCTTGCGTAGTGCCGTCCGTGTTCACCACTCCGCCCGATGCGCCACCTCCACAAATGTACGGGTGCAGCGGAATGTTGGTTGGGTTGGTCGTGCTGAACTGCGTGGGGAATCGCGCACCTCCCGCTGCCCATCCTGCCGTGATGCCTCCATCCTGAGCGTGAACATGGAAAAAACTTCCGGAGCCGTTGTACGACGGCATCCCCATGTTCATCCCGGCCCCGCCCGTGCCGTTGCGCTGCCCCGGCGACCCGGATGCGCCTCTCCCATTCTGTGCCCGCGCAAGGCGCATGACTTCAACATCTGCGCCCGTTGTCAGCGAGACAGTCGTAGTTCCACCATCGCTTCCGCCATTGCCATCTCCCGTCGTGTTTCTGCCTGCGCCTCCTGCGCCACCCGCGCCGACCACCACTTCCATTGTGAAGGCACGGACAGTCAGTGCAGGAGGAAACGCACGCAGGTCGTACCGCACAAGCGCGGTTCCGCCACCGCCACCGCCACCGCCCCCACTCGCCACCGTCCCGGCCAAGCGTGCGCCCCCTCCCTGACCGCCGCCACCGCCGCCATAGGCAAGGATGGTCAGAAAGTTCGCGCCGCACGGAGGACTAATGCGCCTGTAGGTTCCTGCGGTGCCGTATACATCGACCCGTACCGCATTGCTCGTGTTGAGCATCCAACACCCGATGGCCGGGCTGACCACATTGCGTCCGGGAAATCCGTAGATGCCCTGATTCACAGCAGCGCAGACTCCACGATGACATTCCAAGTTTCGGTGTCGGAGGTGGTTGCGTACAACTTGTTCGCCGTACCACCCGGAAGCATCATTCCGGCCAACTCGGGGACTTCGATTCGGGCCGCTGCCGTGCTGCCGCTCACCGTGATGTTCGGCTTTGACTTCTCCACCATGAGCCGTTTGGTCGTGCCGCTGTCAAGGGACAGAAAGAACCGCAGCGTGCCGTTCACGGTGTTGCCCGTGGCGTGGCAGACAACTCGCGTGATCCGCTTTCCGACTCCTGCACCCGCAGACACATTCGGCCCCGCCGTGATCTCAACAGCATTGGTCGGGGCGGTACGGGAGCCATCGCCCGTGGTGAGTTGCGAGTATTCAAGGATCGGCTGCGCCGTGTATTGGGCTGATGTCGCCATGTCTGAATCCTAGATGATGCCTGCGTTGAACAGCAAGAAATCAGGGACGGAACCGCCGCCACCGCTGGGGGTAGTCCAAGACAGCGTGCCCGTCCCGTTGGTCGTGAGGACTTGCCCGTTGCTTCCGGCGGTGGCGGGCAGAGTCAGCGTGACATTTGAGGTCACGGTGGTCGGAACACGCAACTCGACATGATGCGATCCGTCGTTGTCGGCAATTTGCAGGCCGAACAGCGATCCATTTGAGCATCGCATTCCCGCCAACGAACTGAGAATGGTGCCCTGCGCCTGAATGATCCCGCCGATCTCATCCACGACAAACCGAACACCGTCCCCGGTTTGTGGGCCATCTCCAATCACCACCTCCCCGCCGCTCGCTTGCCTCAGATACAACTTTCGGGTGCTGTTTCCCGTCCGAGCGATGGTCGTAACCGTTGTGTCGCTCGTGATCTCAAGCGAAGCCGCCGTCAGCGTGCCTGCCGATGCATCAAAGGTGAGGGTGCTGCTGTCCGTGAGCGCACCCGTTGACGAAGACAACTGGATGCGGGTCGATGCGCCGCTATTGCTGCTTGCCGCACGGCGCGTCAACTCATGCGTGTTCGTGCCGTCCCCGACGAACAGCGTCTTGTCGGTCGTGTTGACGGCAAGTTCCCCGGCCTGCAATCCCGATGGGACCGCGCTTGCCGTGGAACTGCGCTTGGTGCGGATCGTGTTCGGCATGAATCAGAAGGTACCGCCGTCAAGGACGATGCCGTCGATGGTGCCGCCAGTGATGCTCACATTGGACGCCGCCTGCGTGGACATCGTGCCGAGCCCGGTGATGTCCGTGTTCGGGATCGTGGCCGCAGCGGTCATCGCGCTCGTGCCGTTGCCCTTCACATAGCCCGTCAGCGTGGTCGCGCCCGTGCCGCCGAACCCGACCGCGAGGGTCGCAGACAGCCCCGCCGCCGTGCCCGTGATGTTGCTGTCAAGGAACGCAAAGGTCTTGGTGGCCGACACGCTGTTTCGGAACTTGAGCGCCGTTCCCGTGGACCACACATCACCCGCAGCAGGCGAGGTCGGATCGACTCCCGTAGCGATGTTGAGTGACGCATCCGAAGTCGTGGATGCGGCAAGCAGAACTTCGCCCACCGTCAGCGTCCCCGGCTTCACGAAGTCGGTTCCGGCGGTCGCCGTGAGGATCGCGCTCGTGCCGTTGCCCTTCAGCAGCGCACCCGCCGTGAAAGAGGTTGCGCCCGTGCCGCCCTGCGCCGGGGACACGGTGGCGGTGAGGTTGCCAAGGTCTGCCCACAGGATGCGGTTGTTCTTGGACGCATCGCGCAGGAACAGGTTGCCGCCGTTGTTCCAAAAGTCACCCGTGACCGGGGAAGTCGGATCCTGAGTGCCCTGCGGGATGTTGTAAGGCGCGGTGGTGTCACTCGCCTTCATCGTGATCTTGCCCGACATCGTGCCGCCGCTGCTGCGCGACAGGGCACCGTCGGCAACATCCTTTGCGGCCTTGACGGCGGTAGCGGTCGCCGCAAGCGTGCTCGAAGTCGTGGATGCAGAATCCGTCAACTGCACGATGCCCGCTGCCGAGGTAGACGCGACTACCGCCGGGGAGGTCGTGACCGAGGTAACGCGGCCATATCCATCGGTGGCAACTGCCGACACGAACGAAGTGCCTGCGGAGCCCGTGGGCGTGGTCGTGGTGACGGTCGCAAGGTCAACGCCGGAACCGCTGACGGCAATCCGGGCGGCGTTCGCAGACAGAACGGACAGGGTGTTGCCTGTCTTGGTCAGGCCGTTGCCTGCCGTGATCTGACCCGCGCCGCTGAACTGCGTAAAGGTGATGGCCGTCGTGCCGACTGTGATCGGCTCGTTGGTCGTGCAGATCCATCCTGAGTCTGCGTTGGTGGATCCTTCCTCAACGAACTCAAAGGACGCCGGGAACTCCGACGCCTGATCCATGTCCGTGGCGCGAGTCAGCACGAACGGCGCTCCGGCGCTGCCCGTGTTCGTCACGACATAGACACCGTTCTGAAGTTGCGACGCATCCTGATTCTTGACGAGGATGCGGTCGTTCGTAGCGACCGTAACTCCATCGACGGTCAGCGCCCCGTTCGCGGTTGCCGTCAGGGTTGCGCCGACACCGCTGCTGCCGTTTGCGTAGGTGCAGGTCGGAAGCGCCGCAGCGGTAGCCATTCGGCACGAGGTGTGCGTGTGGATGCCCTGCGCGGTCGTATCGACATAGTTCTTCGTTGCGGCATCCGAAGCGTTGATCGGCTCGGACAGGCTCGTGATTCTGAAGTTCGAAAGCGACAGGTTGCCGCCGATGTTCAGGAAGTTGATCGACGGGACATCGTCAGCGACCAGTGTGCGGAAAGTCGGCGCCGCACTAGAACCAATGCTCGGTCCGGCGAAAATCTGATTCGCTGGTTGCGCGGCAAGCGTGCCCGTCAGAGTGCCCGAGGTCGTGACCGGGCTGTTGGAGACCGAGATAAAGGACGGAAGCGACAGGCCGACGCTCGTGACCGTGCCCGTTCCGAATCCGGTGGTCTTGGAAACGACGAACGCGGTCGTGGCGACCGTCGTGTCGTTGCTGCCCGTGCCCGGAGTCGTGGCAGTCGCCGACGATCCGAGGCTGACGGTGCCGCTGAAGGTCTTGTTCCCGGTGATCGTCTGCGTTCCAGCGAGAGCGACGAACGCTCCATCGCCGGCGATTGCAGGACGGCTAGTCGCGACGCCGCTGCCGTTGTCGCCGCGCCCGTAATACAGCGTGTTGTCGACATCATTGAATGCCAACTCTCCGGACTGAAGAGTGCCGGGAGCCCCGGTTCCACCGCTGTTTCGACGCTTGATGCGAATCGTGTTTGCCATTGCTTATTCCTGCTAGAAGGTTCCGCCGTCTGTCAGCGTTTCCTTGGGGTTGTTTGCAAATGCCGATGAAGCATTAGCGTAGATGAGAACATCGCCATCTTGTGGATTTGTAATTGCCAAATAGCCAGAATCACCAGAGAACTCAATCCAATCCTGATTCCCGGTACCACCTACCAGCGAGTAGTACTTCTCGGTAGAGATGACATAAACGATCATTCCTTGCTGCCTTCGGGCGCTTGGAATGTCATTCCGGGCCGTGATGTCCGCAACGGTGCGCAGGCCACCAAGACCGTACTGTGGGTCTGTGACGAAGTATGTGTCGCTCGTCGAGGACGGGGCAATCGGGCCCGACAGGGGAACTGTTCCTGCGATGGGCATGGCTAGGAGGTCGGGTTCACGACAATGGTGATCGCATCACTCAGGGAGTTTGTTGCCTTGTACCGCTTGTAGGTCGATGTGACGCCATAGGCATTCGTCAGGCTCACGGTCGTAACCGAATCCTGCGCGAGTGCATTTCCACCGTACTTGAGGCCGTAGTACGGTGCATCGTTGTTCAGCGTGTATGAGTCATGGATGAACAGGTAGAAGAATCCGGCTCCTGCACCGACTGAAGCAGAGAAGTTTGTCGGACCCTGCGCCGCCGTCGTCTGAAGCAGGGCTCCGCTGTTCGTGCCAGTGATGTCAAATGTCGGCGTGGTCAGGTTTGCGTTCGTTGACTTGCCGAAGTACCACCGCGAGTACCAAGCCCGGTCAATGTCTGCGGGAGTGGTCGAACCCTGCTGTTGCGTGGCGGATAGACGGATCTTGATCGTGTTCTGCACACGAGGAAGCGTCGGGATCGTGAACGCTGGATAGGTAATTGGCGTCGAAAGAGTGGTGGCGTTGAAGCCGGACGCAATCTGCGTGGCAAACCCAAGCGGGTTGGTGAATGTGATGGTTCCGCTGCCCGCCACCCAATTCGCGCTTGGACCGTTGATCGTCCACGATGCCGTGCTCGTCGTCGGGAAAATCTGCCCGATCTCGTACACGGACTGCACTCCGGACGCCGCAAAGTTCGAGAACGATACGGTCTGGTACGGGTACAGAATGCGCTCAAGGACATCGATCGCCGTCTCTCCGGAAGGAATGATCGTCCCAGCAGGAACTCCAGAGAGATTGGTCGCGACAGTGGGCGTTGCATCTGACCAAGGAACGATCCGGGCATCATCAGCACGAACAGCCTTGGTCGTGCTGGAAACGCCGCTTGCGGCAAAATCCACCGCGAAAGACGGGTTGTCCACCAGACTGCCACCGCCGGTCAATCCCGTGCCCGCAGTCACCGATGCCGTAGACGGAAGAACGGCAGTTGGATCAACTGTCAGTGATCCGCCGCTCAACTTCAGGCCACTTCCGACAGTCAACTGTTCGCTTGGCCCGGTGCCCGGCGTGCTTCGTCCGATCAGTCGGGAACTCGTCATTCCCAATAGATCGGTAGGGCCGAGCGTTACTGCACCAGTGCGGCTATTGACCGAATCGACCGCGCCTCCGCCACCTTGCTGATTCACCCATTGGGCGGCGTAATCCGCATTGGAACTCTTTGCAAGAACCTGTCCAGTAGTTCCGCCGGGAGGAATCCCAACACCGTCTCCCGAAACTCCAAGTTCAATTCCAATGGCATTCCCGGAAGCGACGGCAAGACTTACGCCGCTTTCCGTGATCGTGACATCCGTCACATTGTTTGTGACGGTGATGTCACTCATGTCGGAACCCTGTCTCCGATCGCGCACTCGCCAAGCGAGTACAGACGTTCAACACGAACTGTTCCCGTCGTCCACTCAATGTCGAAATCAAACAAGTACTGGCCGGCGATCAGGCTTGCCGTCGTTTCCGCAGGAATGACGATGATCTTCTGATTTGCCGATGCGCCGGCAACGATCATTCCGTTTGCGGTGGTTGCAGTCAGGATGTTCACGCCATCCGGACGACCAATTCTGATGCGCCAAAGCGAAGCCGTCGAGATGTCAGCGATTCCAGTCACGGTCACTGTTGACCGATATGTCGCGCCCCGCTGAATCTTGATGACCCACTTTGTTGCCATGATCAGCAGTTCCAAGCCCGAAGGCTTTTATTGATGCGCGAATTAGGGTCTCTTGCCGTCTTTTCCCCGGTCAGTTTACGTTTCATGCCCTGCATACGAGCACAGAAACTACGCCTGCGTCCGGCGTCCTCCTTGGTCTTTGGGTTTGGCGCCGGCGGCTTCAGGTTGCCGCCCGTCTGACGGTTGTAAGAACTCCGGCCGGCGGCATTCAAGCCGCCAGCCGGGTTCTTGCCCTCCTTGCGTTGCCAAGCCGGAGACTTAGCCACAGGAGCACTTCCCGCGCTTCTTGCCCTTGCGCTTCATCGCTTTGCCTTCTTCTTCACCTTCTTCGGGAGGCTCTTCATGTTGGGAGTCTCCTTGGCCCACTTCTTGGCCGTCTTGGGCATGTTGGCAAACATGTAGCCCTGCTGCGCCTTGCTCTTGAATGGCATGTCAGACCTTGCCCTTCTTGCAAAGAAACACGCCGGCCACGAACCCGACAACCCCACAAAGGGCAGCGAAGAAGATGTTGCCTAGAAAATCCGAGAACTCAGCGATCAGCGGTGCCATTTTTTTCCTTGTTCAAGCGTCGCCATGCGGCATCGAACTCAGGATCCGCCCCGCGCCGCGCGGCGACATATTCGCGGGGGTCCTCTTTGGATTCAGGATTGAGCATGCTGAAAGCAAGTTCTGCGTCACGGACTTTCTTCCGCGGAAGCCAACCGACAGCAATCCGGACGGCCTGCCCCAGACCAGTCTGCCAAAGGAACACGACCACAGCCACCGATACCACGGCCGCAGAAATCCAGACAAGGGTCGATACCCACGCTGGTTCCTTGTCCTCCAGATCAGGAAGGCGCTCATGGATGTGAGCAGCAAGATCGTAGATCCGTTGGGAAGACTCGACAACCTGCGTGTCCCCGGTCTCTCGACCGTGGGCCTCCAGCAGACGCGCTTCCGTGCGGATCTCATTTGCATGTTCGCTGACCTTGCCGAGCGACGAACATCCGGCAAGGGCGAGAACCAAGACGCTAGTTGCGGTTGGCCTCAATCTTCGCCTCGATCTTCTCAAGACGGTGATTCATGCTTTGCTGCTGAATGACCAACTGCGTCAACAGTCGGTCATGGTGCAGATAGGCATACAGAACTCCACTGGAAACCGTCAACACGAGGGCAATGATTGCCGTCCAGTCTCGAATGGAAAGGCTTACGACGTTGTCGGCTTCTCTGGTCATGGGCGCACCCACACCCCACGGGCGGGTCCCGAAGGAGCCCGCCCGTGGGTGGCGATGGATGGAGGATCAACGGGTGTACGCGAGGTGCATGTAGTCCACGGTGCAACCCTGCTGAACACCAGAGGCGTTGCTATAGGACTCATACATCACGGTCGTCGGGACCGTGGTCGCCGTTCCGGACAGGACGCCATCGACGTAGAACTCGATGGACGACGTGCCCTTCACGACAAACCCGAGCCGACGGAACGTACCGGCCGTGTTGCCGGTCGCAAGCGTAATCACGCCGCCAGCCGCCTGACCGAAGACGCCCTTGATTTCGCCCTCGACGAACGAAAACCCGATGCACGAACGAGTGCCATCGGGCACACCCGCAACGGTGATCGGAGCCAGCGTGGCGCTGCTGTTCAGCCCGACGAACTGGGCAGCATTGGCAGCAGACACGCTGGTCACGGCAACCCGCGCCTCGAACATGATGACGCGATCGGCAGCAGCCTGCGCGACGACGCTCGTGCTGTTCACGGCATAGGCGGCGGCCGTCGCATTGGATGCAATCACGAATGCGCCACTCGCAACCGTCGTGGAACGGGTGACTGACGGACTGCCCGTCAGGGTGTAGGTGTGGCCGGTCACGGCCGACTCGGCCATGAACTCGCGGTGCAGGACGACGGCGTCCTTGGGCGAGATCAGGGCATCGGCGGACGGGGCGTGGCCGAGCGAACCGCCGTTGTACTTGGTGAGGATCTGCATGGTGGTATGTCCTTTCTATGCAGAGTGTTGATTAGAAACCAGACGCGCCGGTGCCGAGAACGAAGTTCATGCGCCGGTTCGTGCACATCAGGTTGAGGGTGGTATCAACGTGGGTGACGAAGACGGTGTGCTGGTTCGAGGCGGCGTTCGGGCCCTCCTCGCGCATGTACTCGCCGGCAAGGAACGCGGGCTTGAGGCAACCCCAGTTGATGCCGTACACCGGGTTAGCGGCGTTGGCCTCAAGGAAGGGAACCCAAGTCACGGGCACCTGGCGGAACAGCAACTTGCCATCCTTGGAAGCGATGTCGTTGCCGAGGTTGTCGTTCTGGGCCTCAAGCGCCTCTTCCAGCGGGCCAATCACGTTGTAGTTCGTGTAGTAGCCGTACTGGTAGCCGGTGTTGTACGAAGGCGACGGAACCGGAGCCTTGAAGTTGGTGAACGTCGCAGCCTTGCGCCACTTGCGGATCAGGTCGGTCTTGGTGATTTCCGCGTAGGTAGCAGCCCAGTTCGACCACGCCGGATAGGTCGTGGAGGACAGGTTGCCAGCACCAGCCGAGAAGCCGGTGGGGTTAGTGCCCGCAAACGAACCATCGTTGGACACGGTGCCGGGGTAGACGATCCAGTAGGGGATGCCGTACATCCGCTGGTTGTCAGACGACGTAGCCGGCTTCGTCCAGAACCGCTCCTCCATGTGCTTCGCCATGTCGATCATGGCGTCGTTGCGGCGGATGCGGACGAGGTCCACGATCTCCGCAGGAGCGCGGTTCATCGCGATCTCGCGGCGCTCGATGGCGTAGTTGGTCGTGACATGCCGCCACGGAATGTTGGCGGTCTGCATCACGTCCGACACGTTCACCGAGTCGGTGGCGTACAGTTCGGTGTCCTTCGCGGCACCGGAGGTTGCGACGGCGACGTTCCACTGGATGCCGTAGCCGCTCTGGAACGACACCTTCTCGCGCTGGAGGATCATCGGCAGGGCGATGTATTCCTGAAGGTTGTACGAGATGTCGGTCCACTTCATACGACCAAGATCGCGCTGAGTCGTCTTGATCAGGTCTGCAATGTCATCTGCCTGAAGAAAGGCCATGACTTACTCCTTGTGTCAGGGGTTCATTCTGCGTTGCCCACCCCGCCCTGCATGCGCTCCCGCATGATGGCCGCAACATTGGAAATCGCCTTCTCGCGACCGGACACCGGCCTCTTGCCGTTGTTTGCCGGACGCGCGATCAACTGCGATTCCCGCCGCTGGACCTGCGATGCAAGCCGCTTCCGCTCGACGGACTGGACGTGGCTTCCGAAAACGCTTCGGAGAGCCTGATCGAAGGCATCCTTGGATTCCGGCACGCGCTTCTTTGCGACGCGGGCCTCGTCCTGAATGCGCTTCATTTCCTCGACGACCTGAACGCGCGCACGGAATTCACCGGACTTCCTCGCAAGCGAGGTCGCCGGCCCTTCGCCGAAGATGCCGACGTAGTCCTCGCCCAACTTCGCGATGAGGTAGTCGGCCTCGTCCGCACGCACTTCCGGGGAGGCAGGCTTCTCGGCCGGCTTCACACGAAGACGGTCGAGTTCTGCCTTCAGCGCCTTGATCGCCTTGATCGCCGACGGATCGATTGCATCGTCGGGGTCAAGGGCGGCAAGCGCCTCGTACTCGGAACTTGGGCTTTCGCCCGCATCGGGCTTCTGCCCGGATTGGTCCTTGGTCTCGGCGGTCTCGGACGCAGCCTGCCGCTGAAGTGCGGCAATCACGCTGCGGAGCGCACCGGGGTCCTTGATCTGCGACACTTCGTCGTCGTTCATGCCTAGTTCCTTCGCGCTCTTGGCGAGTTCCTGAAGCATGGAAGCGTCTGATTCATCCACCTTGGCAGCAGGCTTCGAGTCCGGCGCGCCGGACTTTTCCTGCGTTGCAGGGTCGATCAGTTCAAAGTAGGAAGACTCTGGCTCGTCGAAATCAAGCGGATCAGGCCGCTTCGTATCCGCAAGTTGCTCCCGGCTCGGAAACGCATCCGCGTCCGAGGACATGGGCATGGGGGTGGAATCTTCCTGCTCTTCAGTCGCCATAGCCTGCATTCCTGTCGATGAAACCACGGGCCGCAAGATACCGCTTCCGGTGCGATCGGTCCGTAAAAATCGCCTGTCCGGTCCTTGAATCGAATTGTGTCGGGACTCCAACCGACACTGAATGCTCGTAAGCCTCTCCCGACTGAGACGGGTGAACGCCTGCTGCATCTGATTTCATCGGCCATGCTGCACATCCACTGCGCGCTGGACCATGCTCTGCGGCGAGATCGCGCCGAAGGATCTGCCCTTCGTGGACCAAGAAGCCATCATGTTCGCGGGATTCCATTTCCGAAACGGACATCACCAGTTCGACAACCTGCTCGTCCTTATCGCGGTAGACGTAGGTCGGCATCAGCCTTCTCCTCCGGCCATGCTCATCAGCATCCTCATGGATTCCTGATCGGCGCCCTGCCGGGTGGCGCCAGATACGTTCTCACGGACGTTGGTCCGGGTCGTGATCGGCGACTGAAGAGGCCGTTCGCCACCGCCAGCCACCTGCTGCATCAACGCCATCTCCTCCTGCGGGATCCGTTCGAGGATCCGCTCCATCTCGGGCAGGTTGGAGTACTTGGACATGATCGACATGAACTCGTCCATGTCGATGCCGATACCGCGCTGCTGCAACTGTGGCGCAAGCGGAATCACGAAGTTCGTCATCAACTGACTGAGGGTCGACAGTCGTTCCGTCGGCGTCCTGCTCTGCATCGAGTACGGGGCAACCTCGACCATGTAGTCGAGAAGATCGCCCTCTCGAATGTCTTGCGTGAATTCGATGGGGATCGACAGGCCCGTGTCGCCGATCTTCTTCAGGACCTTCGGGGCCGCAACCGGATCGTTCCAGAGATAGTCGGCGAGGCTTTCGATGACCTTGCGGACGGCCGTCGTAGTCCGGTCCTGCATGTCTGCGATGAGCATGTTGGCGGAACGGGAGATAAGAGACTCCTGACCCACCGTGTTGGCCTGCCGGCCAAGTCCGCCAAGAACGTCCAGATTGCCGCCGAGATAGACGAACAGGTCCTTGAGTTGCAGCAAGAACGCGATGCTTGCCGCGTCCGGTCCGCCGTAGCGCGCTTCCCGCGTGGCTTGCGGGTTGTCCGCCCTGATGGTGTCACCGTCGTTGGCATTGATGATCCTTCGCGCGTCTTCTTCCGCGCCATTGGAGACGACAGTCAGCGTCTTCTGTCGATCGGCCTGACGGACGATCTTCCTGAAGACGCGGTTCGCCGCATCATGCAGGTCGAGCATCGACTGCGCCGGCGGCAGGGGCATGATGTTCCCCGGCACGTCACCGAAGGAAAGAATGTGGAACGGCCCCGTTTCGGGACCGTCCCAGTCGACCACTCGCACGACCTTCCCGCTTGCGATTCCGGAGTTGTCGACGCACTGCACGGTTACGAGCAGGTTGTCGAACGGGAGCCACAGATCCCATAGTTCCACGAGATCCATGTAGCCGCGCTGCGGATTCCAAGATCCGCCGGTCTGGAGGATGGAGACTCGCTCATCTCCTTGTTCGTTGTAGTCCGTGAGGGTGGTCGGGGTCAGTTCCTCGTCGAACAACTTCATGTCCATCGCCGCCTCGTAGGGCAGCGTGTACCGGTTGCCGACGTACTGGCACAGGTCCCACCGCTTGGAATTCATGTCGAAGACGAAGTCGTCGAAGTCGACAACGTCCGCGAAAGGAATCCCTGCGTCATGCATGTATCCCTCGATTTCCCACTGCTTGCCGGGGCTGATCCCGACCTTCAGCACGCCGACCGAGAACATCGCATCGATCACCCACTGGGAGATGCTTGCCTCAAGGTCGATTTCCTTGATGAGCCAGTTCAGCGCCAACTCGAAGTCGTCGGCGGTCGCGGCAAGGCGGGGATCGCGCGGGACGATCAACGCCTGCGGTGCCCGTGCCGCAACCTGACGGCGATAGATGTTGATCGCCATCTGCATGAGGTTGAGCGGGACCTTCTCGGACGCGCCCATCTCGCCGTAGTTGCTGCCGACGTATGCGCGGACCGCGGCAAGTCGCTGCTCCCGGAATGGCTGCATGCGCCGACGCGAATAGTCGACTGCCTCAAGCAGCCGGCTTGTCTTCTTTGCATCGAGCGTCAGGTCGCGCTTCTTCTTTGCCATTACCATTCCACTTTCTTCGACTTGCGCTGCTGCGCCATGAGGCGCCGCCATGCAAGACTACCCGGAAGCATCTCCGCGTCCGTTGTTTTTTGGGACGCCTTGCCACGCATGCCCTTCCAGCACAGGGCATCGGCAGTCGGTCGATCGCCGTGGTTTTCCCTTGCCCCGGATGGATCAGGGGTAGCCAATGACCTGCCGTGGATCACCCAACCACTGTCGGTATAGACGATCTCCTTGCATTCCCGCAGGGCATCGACCGACCGGTTCTGGAACTCGCCTTCGTTGAGGGCGCGGCGGTATTCCCCGTACAGGGCCCGCTTCTCGTCCTTGGTCGGCCACCAACCGGGAACAGTCCCAGCCTTGGCCGTGATCGATAGTTCGTTCTTTCGGTAGTAGACGTTTCGGTACCCGGCCTGCATCACGACATCCCCGAAGTTCCGGCCCGGTCCGGGCGCTTCCCAGACCATGTACGCCTCGTTCTGCATTCCCTTGAACCACCTGCCAAGGGCGACAGCAAGCCGGCCAAGTTCGTCCGGTCGGATCTTCGGGTTGACGTACTCACCGACCTTCTCCCCGGTCAGGCAGTCGCCGATCGCGATGGCGCTGTTGCTCGAACCCGTGCCGGTCGCGATGTCCACGCCGATCGCGTAGTTGCGGTCTTCCGGCAACTTCAGTCCAAGCGTAGGCCGGATCCACAACTTCAACTTGCCGTTCCCGTGTTCAGTGAACGCCGTCGGCTCCAAGGTCTGTGGATCGAATTCCAGTTCCCCGCGGACATAGGGCGGCGCCCCGGTCTGCGCCACCAGTCGGTCGATCATCGATGCATCGAAGAACAGGTAGTCGCTGCCGGCAAAGTCGATGTCAAGTTCCTGCGCAATCTCGGTGGCGTTGGCGCAGCGGCGGCACTCCCGGTCGTACCACGGACTCCTCGCCTTTCCGGATGCGTCCGTGTACATCCCATCCGCCTTGACCGGATGCTGCGACCAGTGCATCCGCACCTGACGGATGTCCTGCTTCTGCGACAGGTCGTAGAAGGCGTTCGACGAACCAGCGGGCGTCGAGTTGAAGATGCGGCACCGCGTCGCGTCGCGCGTCGCGCTCAGGGCGCGGTAGCCGTCGGTCGACTCGAACGCGGCAAACTCGTCGAGCATGATGGCGGTTCTGCGGTCGCCGCGCGCCACGTCGCCGGTCGTCGACTCGCCGTCGATCGAACTGCCATTGTCGTCGTTGGACATGCGCAGCCGGGTGCGCGTCATGTTCGGCAGAAGCCAGCCGGGCATGTTCTTGTGCAGGAAGTCGAACTTCCAGAACAGGCTCTTCGGGTTGCCGGCCTTGTCGACGTAGTCCTCGTTGCGGCTGACGACGAGGAAGGACTGCCCATGCCTGAAGCGCCACATCCACTCGAACGTCACGAGGATGATCCATGACGCACCCATGTCGCGGCTCTTCGCGACCAGCAGGTCCTCGCCCTTCTCGATGCACTCGATCACCTGAAGGATCGCGTCATCCTGATACGGATATGTGATGAACGGAACCGTCGACACGG